AGTAAACCCATTCGATCTATGGAAGGGTGCTGACTTCAAACTCAAGATCACCAAAGTTGCAGGTTTTTGGAACTACGATAAGTCTGAGTTCGATGCTCCTTCTGTACTTGGAGACCTTAACGATAAGGATCTTGAAGGTATTTGGAAGCAAGAACACAGTTTATCTGCATTTACTGCTGATGATCAATTTAAGTCTTATGAAGAACTTAAAGAACGTCTTGACAGGACACTCAAAGCATCTTACCGCCCAGATCCTGAGGTGGAAGAAGAAGAGGTCGCTCCAGAACCAGTGGTCAATAGAACTGCTGCCCCATCCTCAAACGGGGAAGATGATACCTTATCTTACTTCGCTAAACTAGCGAGTGAAGACTAAAAAAATAAGACCCCTTCGGGGGTCTTTTTTATGAGCAATTATGGACAAGAAATCAATTTGTATGAGTTGTAAGTTTCTTATGAAGAAAAACTCATTGAAAAAGAAGTGTCAAAAATGTGGTTGTTATATGGAAGTAAAATGGTTACTACCGAATGCAAAATGTCCCATAGGATTATGGTAGTTTATGACATACTTATTTCTGACGCTGCAATACCAAGTTCCAACTTACCTTTATATGCCAGTCTCATATAATAATTCTCTACAAAATCTTCAACAAACTCTGGTTTAACTAACTGGATACGTTCTTTCTCTGAATTCTTTTGCTCTTCAAATTGATAGAAACTACGTGATACTACTGGATTCGCAGTAACAACAGCATTTCCATCATAATATACCACTTGATATGTGGATGGTACTACCTTACCTGCAGGTACTATTATATCAAGACCTTTTTTAACTTCAGTAGTAATATAGTCTTTAGTTGCAAGAGGATTATCATACTTGGAGTTACAATATTCTTGTAACTGTTGAGTTGACCTTGGCCATTGCTCGTGATAGTTAGTGATATCATTTATTACCAACAATACCCAGTTGTAAAATGGGTTCTTATATAATCTTAAAGCAATATCTTCTGGTCTTTCACCATTCTGTACGATATACTCATTAAACATTGCAACTGATGCTTTATACTCACGTAGTACTGCAGCACGTCTCCATATATTTTTAGTTACTAGGAACTTTGGATCCACTGCTGAGGTTCCGAAGTTGTATAGTAAGTTGGGTAATCCTTTTAACATTAGTAACCTATTTCTGGATGATTGGCCATATTAGATGCTCTAACAAATCCTTTATCAAGAGCATTATTAACTCTAGTTCTTGCACCTTCAAAGTCCACTCTTGTAAGAGCAGTTGTCTCACTAAATGCAAGTTCGATAGTAACAAGTGGAATTGAACCATCAAAGATAGTATTGATTGAACCCATTGGTGTGGTGTTCACATTTAAACTTGTCAATGCACATATCTTTGTCTTTGGCATCATTGGATGCTGTATGGGTTCGTCAGCAACTTTTATTTCTCTTAGACCATTGTTATTTACTGTGTCATCAGTTTTAACAAACATAGGTTCTAAAACAAATACATCTGGGAATGTCAATAGGGTTGCAGAACCTTTACCATTTGCAGAACCAGGATGCATACCACGTTTGAACCATTCTATAATAGTTTGTATAGTTTCTGATTCTTGTGCATTACGAGCAGCGAGAGTGAAAGTAAAACTAAAGTCTCTAAATCCCATTCTTGAGAACATCTGTATAGCATTTTCGTTAGGTGCCATACCACCAAGACCAACAATGTTAGTCATGTTTAGTTCCCCGTTAACACCGAATGGGTTGGTTGCCATCTGTGCACCTTTTGCCATATTCTCTGCATACTCATCCATATTAACGCCAGGTATATTACCTGCACTACCTGCTATATCTTGCAACTTACCTAATGAATTTGTATATGCTGCACCAAGTCCTGCACCTGCTAATCCTAACGAAGCAAATTTAGCAAAGTTATCTGCTGCCATTGCCATCGTACCCAGTTTAAATGTATTACCCCAGTCAGCACTATATTTGTACTGAAATTCTTCTGGCAATGCTATGTTGAGTTCTGATGCTGATAATCCTTTTCTTCTTCTATTTAAAACTTCGTCCTTCTCATTCTTTAATGCGTTCCATGTAGTAGTTGTACCATTAGGGAGGGTAATTTCTTTATCTCCACCAGGAACTTCTGTCTTATTTGTTCCATCAAAAGAAAATACATCCATGAAATCCCACCAAGCATTTGGTTTCTGTTCATTGATAGCATCATTCGCTGAGTTCATACGTGCATCAGAGTCACCACCATCAATACCGTTATAAACACCTGCCATCCCTTGTGTTACAGTATTAACTGTAGTTTTCATGACACCACTTCTTGCAAACGAACCTAATGCATCGTTTTGGTTCGCAGCAACTTTTTCTAGAGCTTCTTGATACTCATACTTGTTTATTCTCAGGAACGAAGCATAAGGAACTTTGTCGATACCCATAGGGTACGACAATACGGTTTGATTCTCTACTGTATTGGTCTCTGCCATTATCTATTGCGATGGAATTTTTCCAGTGGAAATTGGCTCAATTTAGGTACATCTAGGTCATCTACTTCAAAGAAAATCATGTCTGCATTCTTTGGTATATAATAACGTAAAGTTGATTCAGGAAATCTGTTGTTATTTATAGCACTTAATCGAGATTTTGCACTTGTGTGATGTAGGTTTGCTCCTAACACGTTCCCTTTCTTAAATTCCATCACATGAATTAAAGGGAATTGATCCCATACTTTTAACTGATCTTTGAATTTAGGATCATATTCAAAGATATAATATTTACCTACTATTGGTTTGTCTGTGGCATTATCAAACAATGTGTTGAATATTTCATTACGCATAGTTGACATAGAAAGTTTCTTACCTTGTATAGACTCAAAGTAATCATTTAATTTCGAGCTCGTGTTCTGTGATGAGTTTGAACTTCCATCCTCTGTCGTCGCAGTATTCGATTGCTGATTCCCATTTTGCTGCGTTTGTGGCATATGTCATTACCTCCGAAAGATACGCTTTGGTTTTGACACGTCGAGGTTTGGGACACTCAGTTTGTTTCTTCGGTTTAACCTCAACGAGATATGATTGTATTTTACCATTTGCTTCCTTGACTTTCATATAGAAGTCTGGGAAGTATCGTCGCCATTTCTTTTGAACTGGATCTTTGTATGGTATTATGTGTTCTTCACTAGACCATTCAAGGACATTACGGTTCTTATCGCACCAGTCCATAAACTTTTTTTCCCATAAGGAACGATAGATTACCCCCGTGGGATCACCCTTGTACTTGCGGTAATTTCTTACTTTGTATTTTCCTTTGTATGCCATGATAAATAAAGATGGTCACACCATATTCTATATTTATGGCTAAAGGATTAACGATAGGGGAATTTCAACAGAGTGTTCTAAAACTCACTGGTGGAATCTCTGCGTCTAATTTATATCAGTTCGCAATAAAAAGTCCAGATAAACCTGGACCAGGTGAAGGATATTCTTTGGCAAAACATTTTCTGGAAAACTTAAATACTGGAACCACAGCTGTGGGTGTTGAAACTGCAAACTTGGTTAACTATCAGTTAAACATGCTATGCAATGAAATACAGATACCTGGTGTTACCATGTCAGCTTCTGATGTAAAAATGCCCCAAAAAGGTATGATACAGAAAGTTGCAACTGCCAAAGTGTACAATGAACTAGACGTTAGTTTTTATTGTGATGCTGATTCTTTGCCCTTTAAATTTTTTAGATGTTGGCAAGATTACATTATTGGTGCTATTGAAGCACCAAGAGAGATGTACTCTAAAGCTCATACAATGACAACTAATCGTCAGAAAGCATATGCACAGAGGTATTATGATCACTATACTTGTGACATAGTGATTCAAAAACTGGAAAAAGTGGGTCACGAAAAACTTTTAAACCCACAGACACAGAAAAGAGAAGATGTAAGAGCTGCTTTCTCAGTACAACTTGCTAAAGCATACCCATACACTGTCTCATCAATACCGTACTCCACAGGTCCTGCTAACATTGTAAAAGTTACTGTTGGATTTTACTACGAGTATAGTCATTTAATTAACGATTAATCATGCCATTACCTGAAATTGTTACGCCAACGTATACGTTGACGGTGCCTTCTACTAAAAAGAAACTTAAGTATAGACCTTTTCTTGTTAAGGAACAAAAAACATTAATTATTGCTATGGAGCAACAAGACTCCGAGCAGACGCTAGAAGCGATAAAAACTGTACTGAATAACTGTATCCTCACTAAGAACGTAGTTCTTGATGATATGGCTCTATTTGATATAGAATATATCTTCCTTCAAGTTCGTGCTAAATCAATCAGTGAAGAGATTGAAATGAAAGTCACTTGTCCTGATGATGGGGAGACAGAGATCAACGTATCATTCTTAGTTGATGATGTCAAGGTACATTTTCCTAAGGGACATACAAATGTATTCAAGATCAGTGATGATATTACTGTAGAGATGAAGTATCCAGACATGGAATACTTTGCTGCTATTACATTCTCACAAGAGAAGGTAGATCCATATGAGTTGGTTGGTAAGTGTATTAAAAGAGTATATGTTGGTGAAGAAGCAACAGGATCATTTACTCCAGAGGAAGCAAGAGATTGGATAGAAACTCTAACTAATGCTCAGTTCTCAATGATACAAGATTTCTTTAATAGTATGCCTTCACTTCGTCATGTACTTAAGTTCAAGAACCCTAAGACACAGGTAGCAAATGAGGTGGTAATTGAAGGTCTTGCTGATTTTTTCGCATAGCCCTCTTCCATGAGGGCATGATGACCTTCTATCAGACTAATTTTTCTCTCGTTCAACACCATAAATATAGCTTGACCGATATAGAAAATATGATTCCGTGGGAACGGGATGTGTATGTAAACCTTTTATCTTCT